CCCTTCAAAAAGGTTTACCAGCAACAATTATGGATAATATGCCACCCATAAAATCAAAGCCCGGCTGTGATGATGGGCTTTTCCCAAGAGAACCAGAGGAAATGGTATCCCAAGCTTCTCGGGGTCTATCAGAAGGTCTTGAAAACCTCAAGATTGCTTACTCATACGATATGCTGGGCAATGGACCATTCAAGAAAAACTGGGGTTTCATAAACATGGTTCTTTCGGATACCATGGGCAGACCTTACACCGCACACAGAAGAAAAAACTTTAATGACCCAGGACAACAGCAATATGTTGATTTTTATGTGCCGAATGAAGTAGAAGACACCGATGATTCCTTGAACTTTGCCCGCCCAGGCGCACAAAGAGGTGCTTTTCCAAAGTATATAGCAGAGTGGCAGGCAATTTATTTTTCCCAAGAAAAAGACAACTTTTTAACAATTGGAATAAATAACGATTTTAAGAAAAAACAAACAAAATTTATTCCTTTTGGTAGTGTCGATTCTGGCGCGAGAAGCGGAATTGAAAAATCAAACTTAACCAGACTACCAGACTTTGGGTATGATTACAAAATCAACACAATTGAGCAGGGCGGCGAAGAGGGAATAAAGCTAACATTTAGACCCAGGAAGAGAAATCCTGACATACTCTTGCAATGGAGAGATAACAACGGAGGCACGGGAGGCTCTCTAGAGCCGCTGACAAGTCCCTCAATCTCAGCCCCTTCGACACTGGGGGCTGATGGGACTTTTCAAATTGGTTATAATTTTAAATTGTTTTTTGCGGATTTTGATGGCAAAACAAATAGAAGAGACGATAATGTAAGAATGCAAATTGTCAGACGCACCGATTTAAGCAACTTTATGTTTAATACGGCAGTAAAGAACGAAGCAGCGAATTATGGTGGTGCGGCGGAAGATTTTGAAGAGGATGATTTAGATGTTGAAAAGAAAGATACAAAAATTGTAAGCTCGAAAGAATATGAATTTATGTCTTTTGACGAAGGGTTAGTAGGCATAATTGAAGAAGACGGTAGCTTTAGCGATGAGGCTATAACCAATTATCCAAAATTTGTAAATACTCTTGAAAAAGAAAAGCCCCCCATATCACCGACAATTGCCTTGATGGCGGATATACTTGATTTAAATACAACACAGGCAGAAGCCTATTGGAACGAAACAGTTGCCACGCTTGTTGACGAGATGGGTAAAAGAATTTTTGATCTAGAGGGCAACAAGGCGTTTCGTTACGGGGCAAAGTTTGATCCACTGACAGCGGAAGACGCTGAATATGGTGTTATTCGTGGAGGCAACTTTGTAGATTACGCTGACGCAACAAATTCAGAGGGCGACAGCCTAACGAACTCTGATGCCGAGCTAGGACTAAGCCGCGACCAATTTAACAACAGAGATAATCCCGAGCGTGCCAGGGTTATCTACCTTGACCCTGCAGCACATGGTGGTTCCTACACTAATCCAAAATACTATATAAAGCCAATAGATAACGATGGCTGGTTTGGTCTTGTGAACGTCATGTTCCCAGAATTGAGCCCGTGTAAACCTTACCGTACAGATTTGATCAATTTTTCAGATATCGATGCTGTTATGTCAAACAGCTATTCTACCACTCCTGATGATAGAAGGCTTATAGGCGATCCGGACTGTGTTACAGAGAAGCCGTTTGATCGTATTTTAGATCGCTCTGCCAAGGCTGGAATCAAAGGCACGATTATGGCTTCGTGCAGAATCTACGCCTCGATCAACTTTTTAAAGGCAGCAGCAACATTTAGCAAGTTTAAGCCAGATTTTAGAAATAACTTCAGCAACCTCTTTGCTTCTTATATTATTGAAGAGATGGAAAGAGACATGCGAGACTCCCAGAGTGGTTTTGCTGAGTTGTTTAATCCCTTTAAGGATGAGGAGTTTTGGTATGCTTTTCTAGAGCAGGCAGTCCAGACTTACCATGATCAAATTGAGGCAGGAGAGATAGAAGAAATACCTAACAATGTGTTGAATGCATTAAGAGAAATTGGTCAGATCCAAAGTGAATATAAGTATCCCGGTAGAAAAAAGCTTAAAAATGCCAAAAAGACTGGTGATGCTCGCACTTTCCAAACACTAAAAAACTATCGTGAAACCAAGAATCTTGAAGCCGTAAAAGCTGCCGAAGAGCACGCCAAGGTTATTCTTAAGGAATATGTAACCAAGGAGGTAAATTTCATTGCTGATATTTTTGAAAATAATTTAGTAAAAGAAGGCTTTGTTGATAAAGGCGATTATGTCAATAACATCTATTATCACATACTAAGCGAGTTTACAGACGGGTCCGACCTAACATTGGATCGAGAAATAAAAGAAGAAGTTACTGGCATTGGCGAAGGCGGTTACACAGATGGTGATGAATTTTCACTGGAAGAAGATGGCACGCCTTATGTTGGTTATTATCATATCCACGAGGATGAATCTGGGCAGCCGATATTTATGGTTGGAGAAAGACATAGCGATGAACCTCATGCAGTATTGGTTCCTTTTGCCAGGAATGTGCAACTTAACATAGGTGATATATCTGCGACTGTTGGCGGCTCAGTGAGTGGAAACAATCCGTTTATAATTAAAAAATACCTTAGTGTCGATGGCGAGAGATTGCCAATGAGCGCTGTCAGTGGTATCAAGAATGGTCCTGACGGCGAGAAGAACATTTCTGATGTCTATCCTGGCACCCTTGAACATGTTTATGACAACAATACGGAAGGTCGACCAATAGTCGGTCTTAAGGGAGAGCTAGGCATAAGATATGGAATAGCAATTTATGCTAGAAGCCCATCAGGAACTAAAGAGATTGCTAGTGCGGAAATTGATGCTCTGGATCTGCCGATAAAAATGCTCAAACCATTGGAGGGCGGCAGCAAAGAATTATTCTGCTTAATCAACAAGCTAATTGATGATCATAAATTTAAGGCATTTTTTAGCTATTGTTTGCCAATTAATAAAATTTTGTCCGGTTTGGCAATCTATAATGCTTTTACCTTTATGGCATCGATAGGGGAGGTAGTTGCCGAGGGCAAAAAGAGACAAATTGGTGATGGTTTTGACAACAAGCCTGGGCTAAAAGTAAACGAAAGTGGACAATTGGATTTTGATGCGTCAGTACCAGGGTGGTATAGAGGCTCTCAACGCCCAAGATTCACCCCGTTTTCTTTAACATGGGATGAGTGGGATAAAGTAACTCTGCGCCGGTCAAATGCTATTATCAAGAGAATGTTTAAATCCTATTATTACTCTAGAAACTTTGATGAAGGCGAAGATAAGGGCGAAACTGGAGCTAAGATTGTTATAAACAATCTCAAAGAGCTTTTCTCGCTAGCCCCTGGGCAAAGAATAATGCCTTGGTGGAAGAGAAGGGCGAGCAATCCATTTAATGATAAAGGTGAAATGTGTGAGAGAAAGGAATAAAACTACTTATTTAAAACAGAGAGGTAACATTTATGGCATCGTTAGCACCCAAATTGCCACTAACGCTTGATTCTGGCGATGGTTATACATCAATTAAATCACTCAAGGTTCTAATAAAGCAGAATTTTAAAATGCTAATTTTGACAAATCCGGGCGAAAGAGTTATGGAGCCTGAGTTCGGCGTTGGCATTAGACAGTATCTTTTTGAAAATTTTCAAAGTGATGTATACACAAGAATTGATCAAAAAATAAGAGAGCAAGCGAGAACCTATCTTCCTGTTGTTTCTATTCGTAGCATAGAGTTTGGAAGAAGAGGTATAGAGGACAACACTTTGGCTATAAGGCTGGAATATTCTATTCCTGACATTGCCGCAATGGATTTGCTAGAGTTTACTATTTAGAGAGAGGTTAAGTAATGCCAAAAGATTCAAAAAGAACACCAGCTATAGATTACACTAACAGGGATTTCTCAAGTATACGAGATGACTTGACGCAAATCGCTGAAAGATTTTATCCTGACACATTTCAAGATTTTAGCGAGGCATCATTCGGCTCCATGATGCTTGACGCAGTTGCTTACGTCGGTGATCAACTTTCTTTTTATCTCGATTATAATGTCAACGAGACATTTCTGGACACCTCTTACCAGCTTGACAATGTGTTTAGGCACGGCAGAGTCCTTGGATTTAAAAACAGTGGTAGACCATCCACATTTGGTCAGGTAGCAATGTATGTGCTTGTTCCGGCTTCCATCAGTGGTTTGGGTCCCGACACAAGATATATTCCAGTCGTCAAACGAGGGACGAGATTTACAAGCCAAAATGGTTTAAACTTCGTTCTTACAGAAAACATTGATATGGCTGATAGCTCAAATCCAGTTGTGGTCGCTAGGGCAGATGGGACAACAGGAGCCCCAACTTTTTATGCGATCAAAGCATACGGCAATGTTGTCTCAGGCTTCTTCAATACTGAAACCGTAGAAGTGGGAGCATTCCAGAGATTCAGGAGAATTTTACTATCATCTCCCAACGTATCAGAAATTATTAGTGTTTTTGATTCAGAGGGCAATGAGTATTTTGAAGTTGAGTATCTATCCCAAGATGTAATTTTCAAAGAGCTAACAAACAAGAACTTTAAAAATGATAATGTTCCCTCGGTGATGAAACCGATGTTGGTCAACAGGAAGTTTACAACAGTGTTTGATCAATCGGGAGTGTCTATACAGTTTGGCTCCGGGGATGAATTAGCGCCTGAAGTCGTGGCTGATCCACAAAATGTTGCGATGGAGGTCTTCGGCAAGAACTACGTCACAGACGTGACTTTTGATCCTAGCAGATTGGCTAACAATAAGTACTATGGCATAGTACCCCAGAACACCACATTGACCATTTTGTATAGACAGACAAACCCGGCGAATTCAAATGTTGGTGCCAACTCTCTAACCACTGTTGGAAATTCTATAATGGACTTTGGTGATCTGACGGGATTAGCGACA